AATTTGGTTAGCATGTTTTATTGTATGTTGTAGACCAGTTAATCCATTTAGTGGTAAACCTATGATAGAAGGATTAATAATTACATCAGCAGATGATTCATTAAACACATTAGCAGCGCGTATAAAACATTATTTTTATGAAAATCAATATATGAGAACATTACTTCCAACTGTGGCAAGAGATCAAAAAGATGATAAGAAAAACTCTTACTGGAATAAAAGCGAAATGTATTTTAGAAATGGTTCAATTATTCATTTAAGAACAATAATGAGTAAATCTATAAGAGGAAATCATGTAGATTGGTGTTGGGGAGATGACTTAGTTGGAGAAAATAGTCCATTAGTAGACAGTAAAATACATGAAGTATGGTTTGGTGCAGTTGATGGGACAACAACTAGTAAAGACGCATTGGCATTTGTTACAGGAACACCTAAACGTTTGACAGATGTAATGGAAAAAATGAATCAATCTTCTGGTTATGAATTTAGAAAATACCCAATTTATAATGAAGAAGGAAAACTAATCAGCAAACGTTGGAATGAAAAACGTGCTAAAGAAACAAAAGAAAGAATTGGATCTGTTATTTTCCAGTGTGAATATATGCTAAATCCAATAGACGATTCAACTTCCTTAATTAAAAGACAATGGATTATTCAATGTTTTAGTGACAAATTTAAAACTAATAAATTAAGACCAAATTGGGCTAGTGCAATTTATCTTGGGGTAGACTTCGCATTTAGTGATAGAATAACAGCAGATAAATCAGTTTATTCAGTAATTGCAGAATACAAAAAAGAAGATAAAAAATATTATATTGTTCTTGATACAATAATAAAAAAAGGATTAAGTGGAATGGAACAAATGGAAATTATAGATAATTTACATAAATCCTATAAATTTGATTTAATAGGTCTAGAAGAAAATTCAATTAAGGCAATCAGTAAAGACATTCGAAAAAACTATGGACACTTACCAATAAAAAGATTCTGGACAGGAACTAACGACGAAAAAGTAGAAGTAAGTGATACTATGAAAGAATTCACAACAGTCGGAAAAAGAAATCTAATATTGCGTTTAGGAACTTGTTTTGAAAATAAAGAAATAATTATTCCAATTGGAGCTGAAGAATCAAAAAATAACGCTGATCAAATAGTCAACGAATGTATGACATATGCGATGGAAGAAGGAAAATTAATTGAAATCGGAGTTCATGGAGACATTCCTATCGCACTTGGGTATGCGATAGAAGTAGCCAAGCGTTGGGGCGCTGGATTTTTACTTTTTTAAAAGAATTTAAATATATTTGATATTTGATATTATTAATAAGTAATATTGATACATATCAATTATCACACTCATGGAACGTAAATCCCATCAACTATTTAATAATTGCCCTTGGGAGAAAGGGATAAGTGTAAAAGCAGCTGCATCTAATTTAACTGGAGTAGGAAATTATCGCCCAAGAGATGATGTTGGTGTTGGCCCAGTAGATCTAAAACCTTCTAGTACAATTCAGCCATTATCGAATATGGCATCAGAAGAAATTTTCAAAGCATATATTCCATGGTTTCTATACAAGCCACCTTATGGATTTCCAAGAGATGTAAACGTATTGCAATTAAGACAATTCGCAAAAAATCCTTATATTTTTTCAGTGATTAAAACAATCCAAGATGAGGTGTGTTCAGTTCCATATGATATTGTATTGAAAGATGAATATATTAAAAACGGATTTGAAGAAGACGAAGAATCAAGAAAAGGAATTTTAAACTTTTTTGAAAACCCAAACGGAAACTTTGAATCATTTGAGCACATCCAGAGAGCATGGATTAATGATATTTGCACACTTGATAGCGGGATCGGAGTCAAAGTATTTGACAAACAAGGAAAATTTAGACAATTATTTGCAAGAGATGGAGGAACATTCCTAAAGAACACAGACATCTATGGCTACATTGGAAACCGGGCAGACTTTGTACCAGCACCATCAACAAATATTCTAACTGGTGGAATCCCAACAGATCTAGATAAACAATTATTGGCTGCACAAAATACTGACGAAATAGAAGCAGTAACAGAGAAAAGCAAAAATCAACAATACGATGCATTGTATCGAGACACTGCAGCATATTTCCAATATGGATGGACAGCAGGAGCAAGGCCAGTACCATTCGGAAAAAGAGAAATTATGTGGATCGAATTAAACCCAAGAACAGATTCTATATATGGAAGAAGTCCTATAGAAATTTTATTAAATCAAATTTTAACATTAGTTTATGGATCAGAATATAACCTTGATTTTTACTTAAATAATAATTTACCAAATGGACTTTTACATTTTAAAGGAGCAAGTTCTGAACAAGCAGAAGCATATCGTCAACAAATGGAATCAAGATACATGGCAGAAGATGAATTTGGTACAGTAAAAAAGAAACATTTTAAAGTTCCAATTACAGGATATGAAGCAACATTTACTCAAATGCAAATGACATCTAAAGAAATGGAAGTAATTGAACAACAAAAATGGTTCACAAAATTAGTATGGTCGTGTTTCGGAGTAACTGCAGAAGAAATGGGATTCACAGAAGATTCAAATAAAGCAACAGCAGAAAATCAAAGTAAAGTAACAAAGAGACGAGCAATTAAACCATATCTTACAAAACTAGCATATGTAATAAATAACCAATTAATGCCAGAATTCGGTCACCCAGAATATGAGTTTAAATATATCGAAGAAGATGTAGAAGCAGACATGATGAAACAAAATCTATGGGAACAACAAATCAGAATGGGAATACGAAGTTCACAAGAAATTAGAGAAAAAGAACTTGGAATTGCAGAAACTCTTGAGGAAGAAACAGAAGAAGGTGATTATACTACAGATTCTGATGACAAAGAAAACGACGACTTTCCTCAAGAGAATAAAAAAGAAACTGAAAATAAAGCTTATACATTCGAAAAAGAAATATCTATTAATGATTTAGAAAAAGATCTTAAGTTAAATTTAAACGAACTAAAAGAAATGATAATTGAAGACGTTCGAATGCAATTAGATCACAGAGGATTAGGAGAGATAAAAGGTTACATAGATGTTAAGTCAATCTTCAAGGATACATTAGAAAAGTTCATATCATTTTTTAAAGATAAAGCATATAAAAAGAAAGTAAATGATTTAGTAACTGTAGAATTTAATAAAGGAGTTAAAGAAGTCGAAGATAAAGTTGACCAAGACATTCCAGTCACAACCTCAACACAAAAGTTTGTAGATTTGTCTGAGTACGTTTTTGAAAATATAGTAGACATGAATGAAGAAACAGTTAATAAGTTACGAAAGGAAATATCAATGGCAATAATGAATCGAGAGACATTCGAATCAATCAAAAATAGGATAATTGAAGTATTCAATATCGCAGAAGATAGAGCAATAACAATCGCTAGAACTGAAGGAAACCGTGCATACAACATGGGAGCAAATCAAGCAGCCAGGGAAAGCGGACTAAAACTAAAAAAGAAATGGGATTCACACGTCGACACAAGAACTAGCAAAGTCTGTAAAGATTTAGATGGTCAAATTGTTGATATGAATGAGAAATTCAAGTGGGAAGGAAAAGAATTTGATTTCCCACCAGCTCACCCGAATTGTAGAAGTCGTGTGCTTTACATTCAAGACAACTAAATAAGGAGAAAAAAAGAAATGGCAAATGAACACTATTTGAACGAAGTGAATTTGGATGACGTTACTAGTGCTACAACTGGAACTTCAGTAGCAACACAAAAATACTCCAGAAAGACTATTGGCGTAAACGTTTCAGTTAATACTGGAGCAGTTACAGTAACAATTCAATGGAGTCCAGACAATTCAACATGGTTCGATTTAGATACAAAGACATATACTGCAGCGACAGGAAATGATACTTTTGAATATGACTCTAACTATGCATGGATGAGAACAAAAACAAGCACCCAATCAACTTCAACTGTTAAAACTTGGATTACTGGGAGACAATAAAATGGTACGTTATAAACGAACTGGAAAAGATATTGATAGAGGTTTAGTAGGATATTGGCCATTAAATGATAAGCGTTCTGGTTCTTCTGTCGCAATAGATTTAGCAAAATTCAACGATGGAACTATTTCTGGAGTTACAAACACAACTGGAATAAATGGCTTAAATGCTGATGCTATGTTTTTTGATGGGGTTGATGATAAGGTTGAATGTCCTTCTGGAACATTTGATATTACTGAAACAAATGAAATAACAATTTCTACATGGGTTTGGGCAGATAGCGATAGGGGTGGCACTTCAACTTTTACAGGCATAATTGGAGAAACTGGTAGCTATACTCGTTGGGGATTAATTTTAGAAAACAGTGGTGTTGTAGGACTCTCTGTTTTTAAGGGTACTGCAGACCCAGGAGATAGATTAGCAGTAAATACTGCTGCACCAATAAATGATGAGGAGTGGACACACATTGTTGCATCTTATAATAGGGTTACTGGGGATATGAAAATTTATGTCAATGGTGTTTTAAATAATACGCAGGCACAGACTCCTACAGATTTATTTACTGATTCAACTAATTTAAGAATTGGAGGTAATGGGAGTAGTTTAGCATTTCATGGAAGAATACAGAAGACAAGATTATACAATCGCCCATTAACAGACGGTGAAGCAAGTAAATTATATAGGTTAAAATTATAATGGCAAAAAATCAGGAAATTGAAATGGAAGAAGGAGGAATTGAAATATCTTTAGATGAATTAAATGAACCAAGAGGGGTCAGACATTTAATGAAAAGTTTTGATCATCCAAAAGAAAAATGAAAAAA